GTGGCCGAGTTGACCGACGTGGCCCGAATCGCGTTCGCGGCGATATCCCACTGTGGCGCGGTCAGGATCGCCTCAGGCTGCCCCGTTAGGTTCGTTGTCAGCGTCGTTCCCGGCTCCAGCCAGCCCCCGGAATCGAACAACTTCCCGACCGTCTGCGACAGCCCCTGCGAGATCACGGCAGGGATCGCCGACAGGGCATCCCCCCAGAACCCGCCCCCGTGATTTTCCTTCGCCTTCGACAGCAAGGGCGACGCCGACGACTTGTACGACGACAGCGGATCATACGAGCCACCACCTGACGATGACCCACCCGTTAGCCCGATCGGCTGCACATGCCAAGGCTCGTAGCTCATCGGCCAGTACAGGCCGAATGCCTTCCCCCTCGCGCGGTGCGCAGCCTTCGTCGACGGCGACAAGTCGGCCGCCAACCCCTTCTGATGCATCGACTTCCCCGGAGGAGCGGCCTTGATGTTCCGCTGACCAGTGATGTACAGGTGATACAGGCGCGCCTGCTCCGCGTACGACCGGTAACCCACCGACACCCGGTAGCGATTCCCGACGGCCGGATTCCATGCGCCCAGACGGCTCCTGAACGTCTTGTTCAACCCACCGACAGCGCCACCCATCGCATAGCCGGGAATGCGCCGCGTACGCATCGCCTCGACCGCGGCAACGCCACCATGAGCGGCCACATCCTCCTGAGAGAACACCACCTCACCGCGATGCACAATCCCCGCCGGCTCATACTTCCCACCCGGCCCCGTGTAGCCACCAGAAGCGAAGCCGTTGAAGTTCCAGTCACCCAAGTTAGAGGCGATACTGCCCAAGCCGAGCGCGTTCAACACCGACCGGACCGCACCCAGCAACGGATTGACGACGTTCTTCGCAATCCACTTCACCGGCCCCGAGAACGCATCCTTCAGCCCGTTCCAGGTGTCGCCAATGAACTTCACCGCACCCTCGAAAGCCTTCTTGATCAGGCCCAGGGTGGTGTCAATGGCACCCTTCGCGAGGACGACCGGCGCATTCAGGATCGCGGTAAGCCCATCCCAAGCCGACGAGAAAACGCTACTCACCCAAGTCCAGGCGGCCGAGAACGCGCCCGCGACCAGATCCCAGCCGGCCTTCGCGGCACCAACGATGCCATCCCAGATCATCTTCCAGGACAAGACGAACACCTCGCCGAAGCGGGTCATCGCGAGCACGATGTCGTCCCACACCCCGGACAGCCACGTGACGAACGCGCCCCACACCTCGGATACCCATTTCACGACCGCGTCCCAGTTCATGACCAAAGCGACAAGCCCGGCGATGACGAGCCCTATGCCGATCGCAATCCACGTAATCGGGTTCGCCAGCAACGCCACCGTGAACGCCCATGCGGACGCAACAGCGCCCCACGTCGCGGCGGCTAGCGCGATAATCCCGGCCACGATCGCAGGACCGGTAATGACCAGCAGCGCGGCACCAAGACCGGCGAGAACCGGCAGGACGACACCTTGGTTATCGGTGAACCACTGGCCGAACCCAATCAGCGATGACACGACCCCATCGATTCCGGGAATCATCGTTTCAGACATGAAGCCCATGACGTTCGACACCATCGGGAGGAATATCTCACCGATCTTGGTGGAGACGTTCTCCCACTGCGCAGCGGACCGGGCCTGCTTCCCGGCCAGGGTGTCGGACTCCCGACCGAAAGCGCCCTGCGCGTCAGCGGTCTGCTTCGTGATCAACGACAGGCGCGCCTCAGCCTTGGCTTGCTCCAGCGCCTTCCCGGTCAGCTTGTCCTGCCCCTTCGCCACAAGCTCGGCCTTGATCGCCGACTCGGACAGGCTGACGCCGTATTTCTCGATCGGGTCCGACTCCCCACGCATGGCCGATGCCAAAGCATCAACCGCATCCGTCGTCGAACCACCAAACTGGGCGGCAAGATCGGCCCCAGTCCCAATCAAGCTCTGCGTCTGCGACGCGTAGTCGGCTATGCCCTTGTTCTTCAGACCAGCGCCAAGAGTGGTGGCCAGCTCGTTATAGGCGTTCTTCGACAACCCGAGCGCGCCCGCGGCACCCTCCGACGCAGACTTGATCTGCCCGGCCGTCTCCTTGAACACCGCCTGCACGCCACCGACTGACTGCTCCAGCTTCGACGCGTCCCCAATCGAGTCGGAGAACGCTTTCCCAACAGCCAACCCAGCAGCGGCAGCGGCACCGATCAAGCCCAGTTTCAAGGTTGACCCGAGCCCGGAAAGCCCCGAAGACAGCTTCGTCTTGATCGAGTTCGACGCCGTTGTTCCGGCCGTAGCGGCCTGCCCCGGCAGCTTCGTAAATGGGTTCGACACATGCCCAGTCACAGCACCCTTGAGCCGCTGCCCGAGAGTCTTCGCAGCCCCACCGGCCTTGTCCGCGGCCGTCTCGGTCTGCGCAAGGCTCGACTTCAGCGACTTCTGAGCATCGGTCAGCGTCTTTGTGTCAGCAGAGACCCGATCGGTAGCGACCGCGTGGTTCCGGCGAGACTTCGTCAGCTTGTCCTCAGCGGCCAGCAACTGCGATGACTTCGCCTTGCCCGACTCGCGAAGCTCGGTGAGCTTCGCCTCCTCGATCGCGACCTTCCGCGCAGCGTCTGCCTCGGATTCCCGGCTCGCCTTGATCCGCTTCGCAGCGGTAGCGACAGCATCGGCCAGCTTCTTCTGGTCGGCCTCAGCCGAAGCCGTGGCACCCTTCGACGCCGACTCAAACCCTCGCTTGTACTGCGCACCAGCCTGCGCACCAGCCCCAGCGACCTGGCCGCCAATCCCCTTGATGGTGGCGGCCAGGTCCTTACCGAGATTCTGCGTCGAAATACCGACACTGAGGATCGTGGAGGCAAGCTCGATGGATTCTCCCACCACGCTCACCCCCTCATCATTTTGAACAACTCCCCGGGGCGGACCGCGGCGCTATCGGCAGCAGGGTTAAGCCACTTCGGCCGCTCGATCGGTGACGGCTGCCCCGGGCGCTTCAAGCTCTTCACCTGCACCGTTGGGACGCCGGACTGAATCACCGCAGTAAGTGACCGGAGCTGCTCCAAGATCCCCGCCAGAAGCTCAGTGTCGTTCGTCCATTCCTGCCGTCTACGCTCAACCTCGGCCAAGCGCCGGACGTCATCAAGCTGCTCGAAATCGAGTTCGGACAGCTCGCCGAGACTGAGGCCAGTAACGATCCCAATCTCGGCCAGCGACGTCAGGACAGAGCTTTTCCCCGCTCCACTTCCAGCCACTCGACCTCGGCCACCGAATCGACCCACTCATCGAACCCAGCGTGTGGGCGGCCCAGCGCATGCCAGATCAGCCACATGTTCTCGGCCACCGTCTCCGGCGCCTCCTTGTGGTGTTCGGCTTCGAAATTGAACAGCAGTTTCGGCCGGTTCGGGTTGACGATCACGCTGGTGTCGTCCTCGTACCAGACGCGCACGACACGGCGCTTCGTGACCGGCTCAGCAGGTTCCGGGATGGGGGTGGGCTCTGGTTTGGGTTGGCGGCTTACGGCCATGATGGGGCTCCTATCGACGGTGTAGCTCCACGATTGAAAGCGTCAGCCGAGCCGGGAGCCACGGCGGCCCGGCTGACGCGTACAAGGGGTCAGGCGGTCTTGACCGCGATCCGCGCACCGTAGGACACGTTCCCGGCAGCATCCCGCACCCGGTGCTGGCAGACGTATCCGGTGCCCGTGACCTTGCCCGTGACAGCCAGTGTCGCGGCCGTCTGGTACGCCGACCAGGTTGCGCCGTCGTCGCTGGTGAAGCTGTACGGGGTCGCGTGCAGCGCCACCGCATCCGAAGCGCCCGTGACGCCCAGCGTGAAGCCGGTGGTCGTGATCGAAGACGCAGCGAGCGTCCCCGCGACCGGCGCCACCAGGTCGGCCGGGTTTGCGGCGAACGCCGGATCATCGGTGTCCATGAAGAACGACGCCCCGGACGCGGGGGCAAGCGCCGTCCACTCCAGCGGCAACTGGAGCGAGTCGGCACGCACCAGCGAGAACTCGACCTCGGCCGACTGCTGAGCCCGACGGAAACCGAACCGGTAGTTGATCCCGACATCGACGAAGTCGACCAGCAGGATGCCCTCCGGCAACTGGCCCGCGGTCGGCTCCCACCGGTACACGGCCGGGATCACGCCGTTCTGGGCCCGGGTCTGCACGATCGTGCCACCCATCGCAGCCAGCCACGTATCCCGCGACGTCTGCTGCAAGGTGAACTTGCACACCTTCGGCTCGGACGTGACGAGCTTCCGCAGGATGTCAGAGGTCTGCCATCCCGCGATGTCCTCAGTCTCACGCGACAAGGTGAAAGTCACCCCGTCGTCGGTGGTGTAGCCCAGGTCGATGAACTCGGCCGGCGGCACATCGAGGTAGCTCGGGATGGTCGCGCTCAGGTTCGGGGTGTACCAGATGGAGCCGGTGAGTGCGACCCGGACCTGGGAAGCGTTCTTGGACATTCGGGGGTCCTTTCAAAGGGGGTTTCAGGGGCACAACTTGCGAACCCCAAACCCGCGACCGGGAAGGGGCAATAAAAATGATGGGGAGAGGTCAGATGCGGCGGGACGCCACCGAGACCGTGAAGATGTAGCGAGGCGACTGCGCGACCGGATCAGGCACCGACCGCGGCCGAGACGCCGACGCCCGATAGACCGTCACACCCGCAGACCCGTGCCAGTCATCGAGCAACCCACACGCCTGCGATGCGACACCGGCAGCCGTCACACTGTCCGCAGCCCACACCTCCACCGATAGGACCGCATCATCGAGCACCACCGACCGCGACGGGGCACCGTCGACCACCTGCACCCGGACCAGGACCACCTCGAGCGGCCATGACGTAGCGGCAGGGCGGGAAGTTCCCACAGTTGCGGCAAGCGACGAGGCGAGGAACGCGACCACGGCAGCTTCGACATCGACCGGGCGCGGCATCATGAACGGCCGGCGTTCATCGACTTCAGCAGGGTGAGGTTCGCGGCCGAATCGACAGCAGCCTCAGGCGTCTCCGGCACCACGACGGCCCGAGCCCGGTTACGCCCCGGCGAATCTTTCGCGCCGTACTCCTCGCCGGACTGCCGGGAAGCTTCGGCCGCGATCTTGTCGGCAACCCCCCTCGTCCACTTCTTCGCACCATCCGACTTTCGCAGAGCACGGAAGCCAGCATTGTTCAGGCGAATGTTCGTGAACTTCCACGGGGCGCTCATCCGGACACCCTTCGCAGCGTAATCACAGTCCCGACACCACGACCCGTGTACGGGTTTCGCCACCGGGCAATCTCTCCGTCCACCTCATACAGGGAGCCACGGCAGCGCCACTGATCGCGCGCATCCGCAGCTTGGCCAAATCCGAGATACAGGACCGGGGATGAGGCAACCCGCTGCCCACCGTCGAAAGTCTCGACGCTCTGGCCAGGGTCGAAACCGGCATGATCGACCGGGACCGGGATGCCACGTACGACAGTCTCGGCGCCGTGAGCATTCCGGATCGTTGAGGCGTACGGCAGCCGGTGCACCGTCTCGCCCCGAAACCGGCTCACGACCAACCCGGCCGGCGAACGAACAGATCGCCGATCGGCTCCACCGGCGGGAAGCTGCCCCGCGGCACAGCTCCGGACGGGGCAGCGGCACAGAACGCAGCGAGGGCCGCCTGCTCGTGCGGCTGGAGGACATGCAACCCGGCCTTGACGGTATCAGTGAAAGGACCGGTAACACTGGTGCCCTCCACCCCGGTGCCGATGTCCATCCAGCGGCGCACGATCGGAGTCAACAGCGCCCGGAGGGATCGCCTTCGAGCATCCGTCAAACCATCAGAAATGGTCGGATAGTGGAGCGATAGGTGAACCTCCAGCTCGGAGATCGTCTCGCGGACGTCCTGCACGTCACAACCGACGAAGTCGGCCTCATCGAGCCACTCACCCATTGCCCCACCACCCCCTAACTACAGTGCGGCGGTGATGACGGCGAGAAGGTCAGCCTTCTTCGTCGCCCCACCCAGATCGATGCCACGCTCGGCAGCGAAAGCCCGCAGGCCGGGAAGGTCCAGACCGTCCAGACCCTCAGGGCTCGGAGCCTCGACCACCGGAGCGGGCTCAACCTTTGGAGCGGCGACGATGGCGCCCTCCTCCAAGAGCCGGCCGATCTCCTCGGCGGTGACCGCAACGGAGATCGGCTGATTCTTGTAGGCGTACATCTGCCGGCCTTCGTTGGTGGTCGCCACCACCAACGGCCAGTTCGCGACGTATCCCACAGCTCAGGCCCCCGTGATCTTCCACGCGCACGCGGGCTCGATCACGACCGGAACCACGATCGCGCGGGCACGGATCCACCACTTGTCGGTCTTGTCGTCCCGAATCGTCTTCACCTCAGTGCCGACGTCGTTAACGCTGGTGTAGCCCGGCCCCTGATTGACCTCCCGACCAATCCCTCCGAGCTGCTTGGAGTCGAGCACCAGCACCGTGGATGCGACCGGAACGTTCGGCGACGGGAGCCACAGCATCCCGTCGATCTCGGGGAAAGCGCCCGAAGCGAGCGGGTTCCCGGCCTCACGCGGCAGGAAACCGGCAGACACGAACGCCGCGAACGCGTAGGCCCACTGAAGATCATTGATGACGACCGTATCCGGGTCGTAGCCCTGATTCAGCGCAAGAACGTTGGCCTTCGCGAGCGCCACATCCTTCAGCATGGATCCGGCGGTCGCGGTCGCCCACGCGGTCCCGGCGGCGGTGGATTGCGTGACTGCCGACGCGATCGCAGACAGCGCGACCGAATCAACCTTCTTGACGTTGCTGTTGGCCAGCTTCGTCAGGCCACGCTCAACCGGGTTGACCTTGCGTCGCTTGATCGACGCGTCGGTGATCTCCGCATCGTCACCCCAGTTGACGGGCACCTGCATGGATGCGGCCCCGTCGGGCAGGTTGACGATCGGGTACTCGGCGCCGGAATCGACCGGCTCCGGGTCACGGCTCGCGAAGATCGACTCTCCGGTTTCGTAGCCGATCGCGCCACCTTCAATCTCGTAGCGCTCGGACAGGATCCTGGCGGCGATGTAGCGCTGCTCCAGGATGGTGCGCAGGCGACGCGCTACCAGGGTGGGGCTGTTGAGGAACCGGCTGATCGAAATCGTGTCGCCCGACAGGGTCGGGGAAGCCGGGGGGTAGGTCTGAGGCATGTCTTCTCTCTCTCAGCGGATCGGGTCGATTTCGACGACGTTGCCGTCGGTGGCCGTGGTGAGCGCAAGCCCGACGACGTTGAAGTCGTTGGTTCCGTTGGTGTGGGCCGCGACCTTCCCGGCAGCGGCAGCCTCGACCAGTTGGCCGGCGGTGATCCCACCAGATGCGACTGCGTACTGGATGCCGTCCTTCGTGACACCGGTGAGGCCACCGGAGGCGGCGTCGTGAGTCGCCCATCCAAGCCATGCGTGGGTTGCCGCAGTCGTGGGGGCCACGGTTCCCGACCCCGACACGTACAGCAGCTGTCCACCAGTGACAGCCGCGGACGTGGTGCGGGTGATGATCTGGCCAGGCACGTGCTTGGGGCTGTAATCGGCCATGACTCAGGCCTCCTTTCCGAACAGCGACTCGTACAGGCGATCTTCCTCGGACGACTCGCCACCAAGAGCAGAGCCAACCTCGGAGACGGGGACCATGTTCTTGGCCAAGGTGGCCAGGATCGCGGTCGTGCCAGCCTCGTTCACGTCGAGCTGGGCCCGGAACTCGGCAGCGGACGCGGCGGTGATCCGGCCCTCACGCAGAGCTGCTGCGATGACGCCGTCACGGCGGGCGGTGATCTGCTCTTCGCGAGCCTGGCGACCAGCGGACGCATCGGCCTGCAAGCCAGCCAGCGCGGCCTGATCGATCAGGACAGTGCCAGCAGGCGGGGTGATGGTGGCACGCTCGGCGAGAGCCTCATCGAGCGCGGCCAGGACGGCCACGGTATCGGCCTCGGCGTTCGTCACGCCGAGCCGCTGCCGGAGGGCGGACAGGAACTCCTCCATGAGGGGCTCCTCCTTCCTATCTTGTTGACCCGGCTCGGACGAGACGGGGGCATGTGGGGACTGCTTCGCGGCAGCCAAAGCCAGCACGTTCAGCGGCGCAGGAGCAGCCGCCCGGCCGGCATAGTTGAAGACGGACAGATCAAAGGCGGCCGTCGCCTCCTCATCAACCTCGGCGGCCTCGTCGGTGCGGTCAGCAAGACCGGCCGCGACGGCCTCCTCGGCGTCGTACCAGGTTTCGGCGAGCATCAACTCGCGCCAATCCTTCGGATCGCCACCGGCCCGCTTGGCGTAGATCCCGGCGTAGTTGCCGGACAGCTTGTCCAGCACATCGGCGGTCTTCCGGACGAACGCGGCCGGGCCGAAAGCACCCCCGGAGGCGTCATGGATCATCACCTGCGACCCGCGTGCCATCACCACCTCGTCACCACCAAGCATGATCACCGACGCCGCAGAGGCCGCCAGGCCGTCGACCACCACCTGCACCGTCGCCTTGTGCTGGCGAAGCGCATTCATGATCGCGATCCCGTCCCAAGCCGCCCCACCAGGGCTATTCAGGTGAAGTTCGATCTCATCCACATCGAGAGCGTTGAGCTCGGCCACGAACTCGGGCGTGTTGACACCGAACCACCCTCCGATCACGTCATAGATCGACACCCGCGCCCGTTTCGGCGCCCCGGCGACAGCCTCGAAGCGATACCAGGGCCGATTGGGGTCCAGGCCTTGCAGGACGTGCGGAATATCAGGCACTGGGGGTCTCCTCGGTTGTGCGTGCAGTGGCGGCGTCCCGGACCGGCAGCCCGTACGACTCGCGAGTAAAGTTCTCAAGCGGCTCATCCGGGGTAATCACCCGGGCGTCAACCAACGACTTCAGCGCCTCGGCCGTTAGTGACGCGCCGATCTGGTCAGAGACAATCCGCGGCGCCGGCTCATCGGGGCCGAAATTGACGTCGACCAGGTCCTCGATCACGTGCGCATTGATCACGTCGTCGATCTGGTCGGAAACCGCCTGCAACGACAAGGTGAAGAAGTCCGCGAAAGTCGTGCCCAGCGCCCACGACCCCGTCTCGGTGCCAAGGTTCAGGAAGTGCGCCAGCACGGCGCGCGCCATCTGCTCGTCGTAGTAACGGATCACTGGCAGCGCGTCCGGGAGTTTGCCCTCCACGCCCTTGAGGTTCAGCATCGCGCCGTTCGCGATCGACGCACCCGCAGTATCGCCAGACTTGAAGCTCTTAGCGATCTCCAAACCAGCATCGATCTGCTGCTGCACCAGATCCCGCGCCTGATCCTGCGTCAGCCGCTCATCCGTAACAGCCGGCGCCACATAGACCGGCACGCCCATACCATTTCGGTCGATCGTCTGCTGCTGAATCCGCAACAACTGGTCTTTCAACAGCCAGTACTTGTAGGCCGGCCGCAACAGCGACTGGCCGATCCACGAATCCTCGCGCTCATTGCTGTACACCACCAGCCGGGACACGTCGAGCCGGGCAACCTTCGTGCCTATCACATTCTGCTCGACCGCGACCAACCCACCGTCGGAGGCCTCATCCCACTTCGAAATGGTCTTCGGCGGCCTCCATCCAAGTTTCCGCAGCCGAAACGCGCCCGAAGGGTCAAGCCGATACACCTGCTCAAACACCGCGTGGCCGAAATCCAGCGACGTCAGCGCCAGTCGCAGGTGGTCCGGGAAGCTGAACCGGTCCCGCGTCCGACGCGGCGCCGACGCCTGCTCACCGACCACCGGAAGACCCAGGTCCTCAGCCACCAATCGGACAACCTCCGGGCGGCAGCCCGCGCCGTCGATCCGGCGCGGTGACCTGCGGACCGGCATCTTCACTGCACGCAACACGGAGGCGACCTGAGCCTCTTCCCGGCGCATCCGGCCGAACACGTCCATCGACAGCGGCCAGCGCAACTCCGGCGTCCGCTCATCATCCAGCGACGACCACCACTTGCTGGACTCACGCAGAGCGCCCACCTCGGAGAGAGGAACCGACACGTTGACCCCTCTCTCTAGAATCCGGCCGAAGCCACGTCGAACTCGCGCACCCCAGCGGCACGCGACACGGAAGCGGAAGCCAACGACTTAGGCGGTGGGGGCGGGGGCGGTACGAACAGCACCGGCTCACTCGCCTGATACACGGCGAACTCCCACGCGATCACCGGCGCAGCATCACCCCGCGACCGGCGCCGATCAATCACCGGGTTGTCGCCAAGATCTCGGGTGGCGGCCATCATCACCGAGTTGTCCAGCGCCGGCTGGATGTTATGCCGGACCTGGCCCGTCTTCACCAACTCAGCCACCCGACCATGCACCGCAGTCAGGCGCGGACCACCGATCGGGATAATCGGGATCGTGAAGCTACGATCAGCACTCAGCCTCGCCAGCACGTCAGAAGCCGGAGCGCCACGCTCCTGGGCCGAAACTGACTCGATCCGGTCGGCATGATCCATCAACCAGTCCCGCAGCCACTCCGTGCCCGGCTGGACGGCCCGCAACTCAGCTTGAAGCACCCCATCCGGACGGCGACCACCGAACGCTACGTACGATTTGGACCCGTCCCGAGCCACATCAAACGCGGCCACCACGTCCCCGACGATCACGTCTTCCGGATCGGCCGACTTCACCCCCGAAGGGGACACGATCGGCTCGTTCGTGATCGCATCCCACGCGCCAGGATCGAAGATCCCCAACAACGCACCCGACGGCCACTGGCACAGAACCTCAGTCCGGAACTCCCACTCCGGGTCGGTCCCGCACGCCGACGCGATCGCCCGCTCGGTGATGTCGCCATACCCGAGCGACGGGTTCGCCTGACACCAGCCCTCCCGGTCCCACTTCGACTTCTCCGGTGCGGCCGACCACTCAGCCAAGAACAGGTCATCGACGGCGACCTCGAGGTCGTCAAGATTCAGATCGGCGAGCTCGGGATCCTCCCGCAACTCCTCCAGGTCGAACTCGTCCGGCGCACCCAGCCGGGCAGCCTCAGCGGAGACGATCCGCTCAGCCTCAGCCAAGACCGCGCCGTCAGGATCGCCCAACTTCTCGTGCGCCATCAACCGCAAATGCCGCAACACCACTGACGTCACATCACCGGCATTCGAGAAGCACCACACCTGAGCCAGCGGCCGAGCCATGGTCGTTTTCGTGATCGCCGACCACGCGAACCAATTCTGCTGCTCCCGCAACTCATCCAGGATGATCAAATCGCCAGACAGGCCGCGTCCGGCCTTCCGGCTCGCGGCCTTCACCTTCCACCGCTCACCAGTGGACAGGATCAGCGCTTTCTTGCCATTGACCATCGACACGTGCCGCCGAAATGCCAACAGCTCCGGGCGGACCGGAAGATCTTCGTCGTCGGTCTCCTCGACCAAGTCAACCCCGGCTTGCCAAATCTCCTCAGCCGTATCCAGATCCTGCGCCGCAGAGAGAACCACCCGCACACCTCGAGCGAACATCGCCCACAGCGAAAGCACGATCGACAGCGTCGACTTGCCATTCTGCCGAGCTACCAGGACGACAATGTTCCGGAACCTGAACGTGCCATCCGGGAGCGTCTCCAGTGCGTGGATCAGCAGCCATCGCTGCCACGGACGTAGGGTGATCTTGCAAACCTCGGCCGCAAAGTCGGCCACCGAGAAGCCGCGCGTCGTCTCCTCGGTCAGCGCACACCCGCAGCCACACGGACCCGGAGCGCCGGACACCAGCGGAGCAGTGAAGATGCGTGGCGTCGTCCGGCCGACCAGCTTCTTACGGTCCAACTTCCTGGCGTCACGCTTCCGCGGATCGCCAGAGCGGCTAGCCCGCGCGCTGAGCTTGCTGCTCGCGCTGCCGGAAGGAGGCGACGCGCCCATTGGCACCGCCCTTCCCCTTTTCAGCCCCAGCCTTCGCGGCAACCTCGGCCGTCTTGGCCGCGATCGCAGCCCGACCAGCCGGCGTCGCACCCAAAGACTCCAAGCACCTCAGCAGATGAGGCCCCAGATAGAGCGCTTTCGTGATCGCCAACGGATCCCCAGACAGCCACGCATCATCAATCGCGCCGGCATACGTCAAAGCCAGCACGCGGGCAGCCACATCGGCCGGAACCAGCGGCAAACTGGCCACCGCATCCTCCACCGCTTCACGAAGATCCACGAAGCCACCTCCACACGCGATAGGGGGGGACCCGGAACCCCAGGGGGGAGAGGAAGT